CCGGCCGCACCTCGCGGTCGTTGAGGATCTGCCCGTACACGCCATGGCGGCCGGGCGCACCGGCCACGTTCACGGCGTCGTCAAAGCCGTGCTGCTCGACGCCGATGTGCCGTACGCGCTCGTCGCCCCGGCGACGCTCAAGTCGTTCGCGGCCGATCACGGCAACGCCGACAAGGCGCGCATGGCCGCGGCCGCCTACCTCGCCGCCGACGCCAAGTTCGCCAACGACAAGGGCGGCGACATGTGCGACGCGTGGTGGCTGCGCGCGGCCGGGCACGACGCGCTCGGCGCACCGCTGTTCAGCATGCCGCAGGCGCAGCGCGACCGGCTGCACAAGGTCAATTGGCCCGAAGCGTACCGGCAGCGCTACGTCATGGGAGCTGCCACGTGAGCCGCAGCCACAGCGCGCAGACGCTGCCCGGCACGGCTCTCTCGCTACCCCGGCGGAAGCTCGATGACGTCCTCGCCGCGACCGCGCGGCCGGTCGCTCCGGTCCCGGGGCAGCGGGAGTTCGCCGCAGTCGACGTTCCCCGAGTCGCCTCGTTCTGCACCGGATACGGCGGGCTCGATGACGCGGTGATGCGGGTGTTCGGCGGCGAGCTCGCGTGGGTCGCGGACAACGACCCCGGCGCGAGCCGGATCATCGCGCACCATCACCCGCAAGTGCCGAACCTCGGCGACATCACGGTCGCCGACTGGCATCGAATCCTCGATAAGTACGGCCGACCGGACATCGTGAACGGCGGCTACCCCTGCCAGCCCGTAAGCCTCGCCGGCGAGCTGAAAGGAACCACCGATGACCGCTGGATCTGGCCCCACATTGCCCGTGCCCTTGGGGTTCTTCGACCCCGATACGCGATCTTTGAGAACGTCGCGAACCACCTTCGAATCGGCTTCGACACTGTCCTCTGCGACCTTGCCGACCTCGGGTTCGATGTTGAGTGGGATGTTGTACGCGCGGACGAGGTCGGCGCCCCTCATCAGCGGCGACGCCTCATCGTCCTTGCCACTGCTCAAGACGCCGACGGCGCAGCTTGCGATCAATGGGGGATCGCAGCACCCGGACAAGCGGCGGGAGGGCGGACACGGCCCGACGCTGGCGGACGAGGTCGAGCACTTGCTGCCGACCCCGACCGCAGCGGACAGCGACCGAACGAGCGAGACGTACAGCAGGGGCAACCCGACGCTACGCGGGGCGCTGCTGCCGACTCCCACAGCGACCGACGCCAAGGCCAGCAGCGGAGCGAATCCGGCGTGGGGGCACGGAGTGACCTTGACGGACGCCGCGCGGAGCGTTGGGGGCGATACGCCTCTGCCGTCGCGCGCTGGGAAGCGGTCACGGGTCGACGTGCCCCCTGGGCAACTGACGATCGAGGCCGACTGAATCCCGAGTTCGTCGAATGGATGATGGGGCTCAGCTGCGGGCACGTCACGGCCGCGCCCGGCCTCAGCCGTAACGAGCAGCTCAAGGCGCTCGGCAACGGCGTCGTACCGCAACAGGCAGAGGCGGCGCTGCGGATGCTCCTCGCGCGCCGGATCGCCGCGGAGCCGGCGGCATGAGCGGCGCTCTCCTCCCCACCATCGGCGGCGCGACGCCCGGGTTCGGGCTGCGTGTCCGGCTCGACGGGCCGCATGCGCTGCCGATCGCGGATTTCAACTGCGCGTGTGGGCGAGCCGAGGGCGCTACCGGGGCCGACGACGTGATCGCGCTCGTCGTCCGGTTCGAGCAGCACACACAGCGCGAGTGCCCGATCGCCGAGGTACGAGAGGCGGCCGCGCTTCGGTCGGCCGCCCGCTCGCGGACCGAGGCGAAGAAGCGAAGGAAGTGATCACGTGCCGAAGTTGAGCAAAGACCAAGACGTCGAGGTGAAGCTCGACAGCGGGGCGGCCGGGCTGCATGCCGCGATCCCCGAGGCACTGCGCCGGGCGTTGTTCGAGCGTCCCGGTACGTCGATCTTCGGCGTCGTGCAGCTCCGGGCGACGAGCTACACCGGCCACGCCGAGGGCGAAGACAAGGACGCCGTGGTGAAGCTGCGGGTCACGCTCGCCGAGGTCGCCGTCGATGACCGGCAGGCGAAGCAAGTCGCGGAGATCATGCGCGCGATGATGCGGCGCCGGAAGGTCGAGGGCACCCTCGACGGCGAGTCGGGTCTCGCCGACCAAGACGTCGAGATCGCCGTCGCCGAGGCGCTCGCCACGATGCCGACCGAAGACGACTACGAAGCGCATCAGATGCGCGAGCGCAGTCGCCGCGGCCGAGTCGAGCAGCACGGGTGACACGTGCAGCCGGCAGCGGGGCGCGGCGCTCACGCTGCCCCCGCTGCGGGCGCCCCGTACTGCTGCAGCTCGTCGGCCGCAGTGCGGCGCTCAACGTCGTCGCCGACGACGAGCAGATGACCGCGGCGGCGGCCGAGGCGCTGCGCGAGCCGAACCGTCTGCACTGGTGCGTTCGCTCGGGCCGCGACGGGCTCGACCTGATGTGGGCCGACTGTCGGACCCGGCGCACCCCGTGCGAGCGGCCGCACGTGATCGACCACAAGTGCACCGCGCCGCAGGTGCCATCCAGCCCGGCCGCGCAGCGCCGGACACGCCGACCTACGCCCGTCCCCGCCGGGCAACTCACGCTCTGATCACAGGAGATACCCCGATGCCATTCTTCGTCGTAGACGATGGGGCACACAGCCACCCGAAGATGATGCGCGCGAAGAACGCCGCCGTCGGGTTGTGGATGCGCGTCGGCTCGTACGTGGCGCAGCACCTCACCGACGGACACGTGCCCGGCCCGGTTGCCACGATGTACGGCAGCGCCCCGCAGATCTCGAAGCTGCTCGCGGTCGGGCTGTGGCACGAGCACGGGCACACGTGCCCGCGGTGCCCGGCCGTCCGGCCCGGCGACTTCTACATGCACGACTACCGCGACAGCGGCAACCCGTCCCGCGCCGAGGTGCTCGACCGGCGGGCGAGGGCGGCCGCGAAGAAGCAGCGGCAGCGCGCGGGCGACAAGCCGGCGGCGAGTTCGCCGGGGAACCGCACGCTTTTCGATGACGAACCGGCCGCGAATCGCGACGGAATCGACGACGAATCGGGATCGAATCACTCGCCGGATTCTGACGAGTTCGCAGGTCAGGGCGATGTGTCCCCGGGGGACTCCCCCGGGACCTCACGCGCGCGCACTCCACTCCACTCCACTCCACTCCAGAAAGAGGGGGCTGAGGAGAGAGAGAACCCTGCCGGTAGTGGCGCGCGAGCAGCCGGACCCGCTCTCTCTCTGATCTCCGCCGACTGGGCACCGAGCTCCGAGGACGTGCTCGCCGCGCAGCTCGCCCGAGAAGACTCCGGGCGCCCGCGGCTCACCGAGCAGCAGCTCGCCGCCGTGACCCGGAAGTTCGTACGGCGGCAGCTCGATGACGGACGCCGCGCGCCCGCATGGGGTGGGCGCTGGCAGCAGTGGGCCGAGAGCGAGCGCATCGAGGACCCGGCCGCGGGCGGCGTCGTCGTCCCGTTCGCCGGCGGCGCGCAGCAGCAGACCAAGGGACAGCAGCAGCGCGAGGGGCTCGCGCGACTGCTGCAGCAGACCGGGGAGGTCTGACGATGGACATGCAGCAAGTGATCACGCTGCTCACCGAGATCAGCCTGATCGACGACCGGGTCGTGAAGACCGTCGAGACCGAGCAGATCGCGCAGGTCCGCATGTGGGCCGCGATCCTGCGAGAGGTGCCGTACGAGTTCGCCGGCGAGGCGATCGGGGAGCACTACGCCGAGAGCGCGTGGCCGGTCATGCCGAAGGACGTCGCGGCACGGTGGCGCAAGGTCGCCCGCGCACGGCTGGACCGGCACACGAACACGTTCGAGCCGACCGCGCACCCGCACCTCGACCCGGACGATCACGCCGGGTTCCGCATCGCGCTGCGCGCCGAGCGCGATGCCGTGCGCACCGGGTGCGAGGCGCCCGTCGAGCTGCGGGCGCTCATGGCGGGCAGCGCCGTCCCGGCGAGCGCCGGGCAGCCGAGCGCCGAGTACCTCGCGGCTCGTGAGCGAGTGCGGGCCGCCCGGGTCCAGTCCGGCGACGACGAGCGGGTGACGTCATGACGTACGCACGCACCGACCGCTCACGGATCCCCGACGCCGTCGCCGCTGTTGTTGCGGCCGTGATCGAGCAGCACCCGCTCGCCGGCCCCGACGCGATCGGTCGCCTGACCGTGGTCGAGCTCGCACGCGAAGGGTGGCATTGGCACCTCGGGCACGAGCCGCTGTGCGCCCCTACACGCGCCTCTCGCGCCCCGTCCCAACCAACGACCCCACCCGCACCGTGTTTGCCCGTCACGCACTGAAAGGCGCCCCGTCATGGCATCAGTGATCATCACGCCCGGCGTGCTGCCAGAGCCGCAGCCCGTCACGCGCCGGACCGCCGAGATCTCGCACTGCGGCCGGTACCGCTACCGGCTCACCCGCGAGTGGGACGACGCCCGGCCGCCGGCGACGTTCGTCATGCTCAACCCGAGTACGGCCGACGCCGTGCAGGACGACGCCACCGTGCGCAAGTGCACGCGGTACGCGCAGCGTTGGGGCTGCGGCTCGCTCGTCGTCGTGAATCTGTACGCGTGGCGGGCGACGGACCCGCGCGAACTCCCGGCCGATGAGCGCCTTCGGGTCGGCCCGGACGGCGACGGCTGGCTGTCGCAGGCGGCGCTCGACGCGCTCGACGCCGGCGGTCCGCTCGTCGCTGCATGGGGCACGCACGCGACCGAGCAGCGCGTCGCCGACGTCCTCACGCTGCCGGGCATGGGACGGCTCATGGCTCTCACGGTCACCCGCGATGGGCACCCGGGCCACCCGCTGTACCTGCGCAGCGAGGCGCGGCTCGTCAACTGGGCATCGCGGGGCGCCCGATGACCGGCCCGAGCAGCGCACCGCGCGGCGAGCGCGCCGGTACCCGCGGCGCTCAGTGGCTGGTGATCAGCACGACCGACGAGCGGGTCGTCGAGGACGACTCGCCCGACCCCGCGCGGCTCCCGAACCGGGAAGCGCGCCGGGCGGCCGCCCGCGCACTCCGGAAAGGCCGGCGCCGATGACCCGTGGCCCCTGGTGCGCGACACCGTGCGTGCGAGGTGTCTGCGGCCGGACATGGACCGGCCGACCGTGCGGGCGCTGCTGCGAGTGCCGACTCACCTGCGACCAATCCGAGCAACTCACCGAAGGGACAACCTCGATGACCGACACCACACCCGCGCAGACCGCCGTCGACGAGCTGCGCGCGCTCGCGCTCCGGAGCGGCGCCGACGGGGCGACAGTGCAGCGGCTGCTCGACGACGCGACGACCGAGCTCACCGGGCGGACCGTCGTACATCGGCATGAGGACCTGCGCCCCGCCCGGTTCGTGCTGCGCCGTCACGACGACGTGACCGGCATCAGCGGCGAGGGATCCGTCGCGGACGGCGTGATGTGGCCGGACCGTACGGCGTCCGTACGGTGGCGCGGCGAACACCCGAGCATCGTGTTTTGGGACCGCGGCCGCGCGAGCGTCGAGTTCGTGCACGGGCACGTGGGGGCAACCGAGGTTCGATTCCTCGACTCACTCGACGAGCCCGTCGATCCGGCGCCGACCGGTCCGGCCCCGCTCGCGCTGCACCGGGCGATCGACCGCGCTCTGACCGCCCCGGTCGCCTGCCCCGACTGCGGGCGAACCACCCCGTGCAGGTGCGCCGCGAGCCGGCACGACGGGCGGGTCGCGGCGATCCTCGCCGCGGTGACTCCGTGGGTCCGGCACGACGTGGCCGGGGGGCGCGATGTCTGAGTTCCGCTACGACCCGGCCGACCTCGACGAGGCCGACCTCGCTGCCCTCGACGGGATGAGCGACGACGAACTCGCCGAGCTCTTCGACCAGCACGACGCCGACGAGCCGCTGCTGCTGCTCGCCGGGTACGGGCGACCTGCGAACGCCGCGCCGCATCCCGTCGACCCGTATCGCGGGCTCGACACCCTGCCCGCGATCGACGACTACCGACCGAGCGAGGTCACACGATGACGCGCCACGTCAGCCGGCACCGTGCCGCGATGCGGCGGCACCGACGCACCTATCGGGCGCTCGCCGCGGCCGCGACCGTGCTCGGGCTGCTCGCGATCGTGTTCGCGGTACGGGGCAGTTGGGCTCCGTTCGGGTTCCTGATCGTCGTGTCGGTGTTCATGAGCGAGGCATCCGGCCGGGCTCACCGCGGCTACCAGGCCTCGCGTACGCGGGCGTTGCGCGCCGAGCGCGTCATCCCGCCGCACAGCGTGGCGCCGCAGTTCGCCGCGTGCTGCGACACATGGGTGTCGTCGGGCGGCGCCGTGCACGGGCGGCACTGCACCCGCGATGCGGGGCGGTGGGCCGCGTGAGCGAGAACGACATCGTCGCCGTCTTCATCGTCTGCGTGACCGCGATCATCGTCGCCCGCATCTGGGCTTCAACGAAACGCAAGTACCCGCGCTGAACATGACGACGGGGCGCCCCCATCCGGCCAGATGTCCGGGGCGCCCCACGCGGTGTGATCACCCTACGCACCGCAGGAGAAACCCGCCATGAACCACACCGCCCGTACCACCCGCACCGCCTCCGAAGACCTGCGCGTCGTCGTCGAGCACTGGGAGCACCTGCGCTCGCTGCTCGACTCGGCGACCCCCGACGTCTGGCCGCCGCTGCGCCCCGGCGCCGAGTACCTGCGCACCCTCGACGAGCACGACGCCGCCGAGGTCGCCGCCGGCCGCCACGGGCAGCAGCTCGTCACCACCCGGCACGAGAGCGGGCAGCTCTACTACGCGTGCGCCCACTGCGACCGGGTCGGCGAGGGACACGAGCACCCGGTACGCGACGACCGCGGACCTGGGCAGCTCGCTGAACTGCCCGCCCCGCTGCGGCTGCACGTCGCCGACGCGATCCGCACGGTCGAGTTCGTGCTCGCCTCGCTCGCCGACGAGATCGCTGGCGACGTGCAGCGAGCAGCAGTTGCGGCGCCTCGGCGGCCGGGGACCGGCGACACGATCGCCGACTCGCTCGTGCTGATCGCCGCCGTCGACGCAGCCGACCCGCAGCGTTGGCACTACACCATGGGTGACCGCAGCGCCCCGCGGGCGGCGCAGTGGCTGCTCGACCGGCTCGCCGACCGGCCCGGACCGTGCCGGTCGATCAATGACGCGCACCGCGAGCGCATCACCCGTATCGCTCGTGAGGCGGCGCGGCGCGTCGAGCGCACCATCGGCGCCGACCGGCGGTCGGTCGAGCTGACCCGGCCGTGCCCGTGGTGCGGCGGCGCGCTGATCATGCACACCGGGTCGGACGTCGACACGGTCGTGTCGTGCGCGACCGGGCTCGTCGACTGCAGCGCGCCGGCGTCGTTCAACGTCGACATGCGGCGCCGCGAGTGGGGGACGCCCGAGCAGCTCGCCGCCCTGTACGTGGCACTCGACGCGGCCGAGAAGCGGAAGGTCGAGGCGGACCGGCGGGCGCAGCGCGCCGAGGCGCGTCGCCGACAGCGTGCGGCGGCACGGGGCAACGCCGCGGCGTAGTCACACGCGCCCCATCAGTCCCGAAAACGTGAAAGAGGCTCCACCTGTGGCGTCTTCTGCGCCTGCCGGCCATAGGGAGTGGGCCCGTTCGGGGTCACAACCCGAAGAAGGAGGAGATATGGCCGGTCGCCGAGAAGAGGAGCACATCGCGGGCGATCACTACGAGGAGTGCCCCGCCCCGCACGAGCGGTGTCGATGCGACGCGATCACCGCAGAGGCTGAGGCGTACTACGCCGAGCCGCCCAACATGTTCGAGATGGAATGGGGCTGCTACTAGCCGGCGCACGCAGCAGCGGACCCCGCCGATCTCGCTTCGGCGGGGTCCGCTGCTGTCCCTGATCTACTGCGGCAAGTCGGGCTGCACCTCGACCGTCAGCCGCGCGACGTCCGGCCCGACGTCGCCGGGCTCGACCTTCGCGTCGTCCCACACGCACACCCGTACGTGCGGAGCGGAACCGTTGCGCTGCCACGCTGCGGCGAGATCGCGCGTCACAGTCGCGGCGACGTACTCGGCATCTTCCGTGGTGATCGTGCCGGTCCACTGTTCGGGGTGGTCGCCGTACGGCACCCACCCGGCCGAACCGCGGGGCGTCTGCACCGCGTAGAACCATTCGATCTCGTCGCTCATCACGGGCCCTTCCGCTGCGGCCGGTTACTGCTCATCGGGCCGTTCGAGGTCAGTGCGCCGCCCTGGGCGCAGCGGGTTCTCTGTGAAGTAGGCGGCGACTTCCCGCCGCAGGTACTTCGGCCGGGTGCTGCCCGGCGCGACGACACCCTTCGGGAATCCGCTGTCGGGGTTCGCCCGGATGGTGTGCAGGGTCTGCCGGCTCACGCCGTGCTCGGCGCAGATCTCGGCGATCGTCATGAGGTCATCGCCGCTTCGGGTCGTCGTCGGCTCGTCGGGCACTGCGTCATCATCCCCTAGACCTCTTGACAATGTAAAGAGGTTCCTCTTACGTTGAGCGTGCATACGGAAAAGCCCCGGCCGGCGCTGACACGCCACATGGCCGGGGCGGACCCGCCCGCCCCCGCTGAGAGACAGGGCAGATCCGTGACGAATCGTAGCGGGACGCATCCCGCACCACCCCCCGGTCAGCCGACACCCGGCATCGAGTACCGCACCGAGAAGCGGACTCGCATGGTGATCACTGAGATTGACGGCGAGCCGCGCGAGACTCCCGAGACCTATCACGTACAGGTGCCCGTACCGCCGCGCGACTGGGACCGCATCCTTCTGCGCAGCGTGACCGCTGCCGCTGTGGTGGTCACCGCCCTGTCGATCGTCTGGTCGACGGCGAGCATCGGCGATCTGCTCGGCACTGCCACCGTGGCCGTGATCGCGTACGGCGCCGCTGCCGTGTTCGATTCGGCATGGATCGCGTGCCTGATCATCGAGTGGCTTGAGCGGTACGACCAGAGCCGTGCCGCCGTCGCCCGCAAGGCCGGCTACGTGGCGCTCGGCGTTGCCGTGCTCGCCATCGGTGCGCACGGCTGGAAGACGGGCGATCTCGCGACGGCAAGCGTCGGCGCCGCCGTCTCCGTCATCGCGAAAGGGCTGTGGGTCGTCGTGATGCGGCACTTCGCCGTACCGCTCGGCGAGGGCGTCGAGTCGTGGCTCTTCCAGCGACGACAAGAGCTCACCGCCGAGCGGGCGCTCAGTGGCGAACTGCGTCGCATGCACGCCGATCAGGCGTACACGCGAGCCGTCTACGGCCCGACTGCGACGCTCGCTCGCGACCTGTCGCGCACCACCCCGGCCCCGGAGCTCGCGCCGCACGCGTCCGCACCCGCCCCGCAGAGCGCGCCGTCGAACGAGACGAGCGAGCCGGCCGATCTGCTCGCGAGCGAGCTCGTCGGTATGACCCCGAGCCGAGCGATCAAGGTCATGCACGCCGCCCGGCCCGAGCTCACCCTCGCGCAGCTCGCCGACGCGCTGCAGCAGTACGGGCAGGAAGTCACCGAGGTCGACGTCGCGATCGTCCTCGACCGCAGGGTGCCGCGGCCGAGCGACTTCACGCCGCCCGCCGCTGATGCGGCACCGCATCACGCCGACGCGCCGGCCCCGCATCATCTCGTGATCACCGTGCAGCAGCCCGAGCCGACCGCCCCGTCGCCGGCCCCCATCGAGCAGCCCAAGGTGACCGCCGATGATGCGCTGATGCCCGCAGGTCAGACCGCAGGCGCAGCAGCGCAGACCGCCGTCGGCGATACGGCATCGGTCGACCGCATCGTCGCTGACGCGCTCGCTGATGCGGGCGCCTCGAAAGCCGATGCGGTGCGCGCCGTCCGTGAGGTGCTGCCCGCGAGCGTAAGCGCCGCCGAGATCGCCCGGCACCTCGCCCGGCACAAGATCGACGCCGACGCCGCGTACGTCCGCACGGTCAACTCGCGCGACCGGCAGCCCAAGAAGACCGAGCCCGGCACCGGCCACTACCTCTAACGCGACCGAAGGGCCCGCCGTGCTCGACATCTTCGTCGCCGCGCTGTACGCGATCGCGGCCGCCGGCGCCTACGTCGGGCTCGTGCGCATCGCGCCCCGACGCGACCCCGGTCTGTACGCCGCGCCCGTCGCCGGCACGACCGCATTCATTCTCACCGTGGCCGCGCTCTGCGCGAGCCTCTACCGCTGAGGACACCATGTCTGACCCGATCATCCCGACCCGGATCATCCCGGCCGGGCAGCCGATCCCGACCGCCCCGCCGCTCCCGCCGGCGCCGCCTGGATCAACGAACCTTCCCCCGTGGCGCACCGCCGCGCCCGCACCGCCCGCACCGCCCGTTGTCCCGTTCCCGGCCGCCGCGGCGTCGGCCCCGGACCCCGCGCCGGTCGTCGTGCACGTCACGGTCGAGGTGACGGCACCCGAGCCCGATCCCGAGCCCGAGCCCGAGCCGGGTCGATGGGCGCGTCTGTGGGACGCCGTCACCGCCCGGGTGAAGCCGTGGCAGGCAGCGGCCGCGCTCGTCGCCGCCGTGATCCCGGTCCCGTGGACGGGCTACAGCGCCGCGACGACGTGGGCCGCCACCATGAGCGAGGCGCGCGACATGAACGTCGCCGTCGGGTACTGCCTCGCCGTCGGCGTCTTCGCGCTCACCGCGCGGCGCTTCGCGAAGTCGCACGGCGTCATCGCGCTGTGGGGCGTCGCAGTGACCGGCATTGGTCTCTTCGGCGCGGTCAGTTGGTACGACGTGGTCGTCGTCGTGACGGGGGTCGGCCGATGAACGTCGCGGTCAACCTCGGCGGCATCGCGGTCGCCCTCGCGATCTTGTGGCTCAACTTCCGCAAGTGGTGGAAGGGGAAGCGCGAGCCGAAAGACCTGATCCCGTACGCGGCCGGCTCTGCTCTCGGCTCGCTCTCGACGATCTGCATCGGCGGCGCCCTCGGGTGGGGCGCTTCGGGCGTCGCCGGTCTGCTCTCCGGGCTCGGCGACAAGGGAGTGTCGACCGTCACGGGCACGAGCGGTGCCTCGCCGATGCCGACCGGCCGCATGGGTGTACTCACGTCCGAGGGCGCCGTGATGACGTGCCTGATTCTGGTCGGCGTGATCGCCCTGCACCGCGCGTCGGGCAAGCTCGATCAACGCCGCATCATCGGCGGGTTCATCACCTTCGCAGTTCTGGGCTTCCTGCCCGGCGTGGCGGCACTCCTGCAGTGGTGGCCCGAGTCGATCAACTGGGCAGGCGCGGAAGTGCGCGACGTCCTCACACGCGGGGGCGACGCGCTGTGAAGAGGAAGTTCGCCAACGCCGCACGCCGGCTGTCCGGCCGCGAGGCCGACGGGTGGCTCGGCAAGGGGAGCGAGGCCGTGTGGCAGCGCCTCACTGACCGGATCACGGCATGGGTGCACGCCGGCCGCCGGACCGATCTCAACGGGTGGCAGGCCGGTCTCGGCTCGCTGTTCCGGCTCGCCGCGGTCGTCGCCGCCGCGTACGGCGCGTGGCTCGTCGTACGGCGTTGGCCGTGGCTGCTGTGGCTGATCGGGTTGGGCTGGCTCGTCGCGGCGTGGCGGGCAACGCACGAGCGCCCCGACCGGGACGGCGATGACACGGCCGGCGAGGCGCTCACCGAGGACGAACCCGAGCCCCTCGACGACGACCCCGCCGAGCTCCCCGTCGAGGCGGTCCGCGCGCTGCTCTTCGAGTGCCTCGGCGACCGCCCCGCCGTGCACCTCTCGACGGTCCTCGCGCACCTGCAGAAGAAGGGCCACGCGGACGGCTGGAAGGTGGCCGATCTGCGCGTGCGATTGGAGGCTCTCGGCATCCCCGTGCACCCCAAGGTGAAGGTGGGCGGCGTGCCCACCCGCGGGGTTCGCCGAGTCGACCTCGAACCCCCTACCCCGGCCGACGCCGCGGGTACGTCTCCCAACGCGTCTACCGCGGCTTGACCTGCGGTTCTCCCGCTGCGTCTCCCGCGATCTACCCGTGATCTCCCGGGGAATCTCCCGGTGTTCTACCCCGGGGCAGCCGCTCGCCTGCCAGCTAACCGGCCGCCCCGGTCCCTATCCCACGAAGAGACAGGACCATCATCATGCCCCCGTTCCGCCCGACCGTGCCCATGTCCGAGCTGCGCGACAAGCTGACGCCCGAGCAGCGCGAGCAGCACGCGACGACCTATCAGGCGAGCCGAGGCGGTCACTTCAAGCCCGTGGCAAAGCCCGTTCCCGGTACGCCGAAGAAGTAGCAGAACCCCGTCGTCGCGCCCCGTCCGGCAGTGCCCGGCCGGGGCGCCGCCGCGAGAGAATGGCAGGCATGGCGAAGAGGATCGAGCACCCCGCGGGCGGCAAGTTCATGACCCTCGACGAGCTCGCGGCGTTCGTGGCGGACGCGTACGCGTGCGGCGCGACCGGGCACGAGACCGTACTCGGGAAACTGTCGCTGCTGCAGAAGCTGCAGAAGATCGAGGTCACGATCGAGACGACCGCCGACGCGGAGTGAGCTCGCTCGCCAAGTCCCGCGCCGGAACGGGGAATCCGCCCCGCCACCTGAACGCAGAAGGGACGATGTACCCATGACCGACACGACTACGGACACGGCCGGCGGCACGGCCACCGAGGCGACCGCGACGTACGGCGGCTGGCAGATGGACTTTCGCCCGTGGCTGTACGCCGACGTCGCTGCCGACGCGCTGCGCCGGCTGCGCCACGCGATCGACGACAACGACGTCGAGGGGTGGGAGTACCCCGACGACGGATACAAGGTGATCGGGCACCTGATCACAGCCCTGCAGTGGGTGCCCGAAGTGCTGACGAGTACCGACATCCTGATCTCGGGTGCGCCGCAAGATGCGATCTCGGTTCCCGGCGCCGACGACCCCGCGGCCGAACTGCGCGCGCTGTACGCGGACATCGTCACGGCGCAGGAAGCCGCGCGGGAAGCTGTCGCCGCCCTCGGCGCGGTGCACGCTCGCCTCGGGCGGTTGAAGTTCGACCGTCCCGAGGTCGCCGGCGCCGAGTGAACGCCCGCGATTCGTAGGCGAATCGAGTACGAATCGTCGGAGAATCGCAGAGGAATCACGATCGATTCTCTCGCCGGTTTTCCACATTTCCACAGCTCACCGTGTTCTGTCCCGGGGGGACTCCCTCGGGACTCGCGCGCGCGGGGTCCACTCCACTCCACTCCTAAGACGGGGGGTGCAGAGAGAGAGCATCTGCGGGAAGCAGTGGGCGCACGCCCGAGCGGCTCTCTCTCCACACGCCCGGCGACTTGACGCAAGACGATCACGTGTCGCATCCTTGGCGGCAGTCCGGCATGCCCGGATTCAGAAACCACCAACGGCCCCCGCCACACCGCGGGGGCCGTTTGCGTTCCCCCCGAGGTGATCCGCCGTGAGCGTTGACCCCATCGATCGCCCCCTCTACGAGTGGCTGCTTGCCGCACGCGGACCGCTCCTCATGCCCGACGATCACCGGCTGTACCGGCCCGTCGCGATCCCGGCCGCGCTGCTCAACGCGCACACCGCCATGTGCGACGTGCCCCCTGCCCTACGCGGCCCGAAGTGGCGCCCGTGCCACTCATAACCCAACCCCCGTCGAGAGGACCCGCCCACATGCGCGTACGCCTCACGGACGGGACACGCGAGGTCGAGATCGAGGGGCGCACAACCACCCCCCTCGCCGACCTCGAAGCGACCGCCCTCCGTCTGTTCGCCGTGCTCGACCGCGAGCCGGCAGACGAACCACAGCGCGCACCGATCGGGTTCACGCCCGACCTCGACGGCGTCGCGCTCAGCTCGGACACCGAGCGATCCGACCAGGACGCACGGCCCGAGCGGTTCACCGAATGGGAGGACGACCGAGCGTGAGTGGCGGATGGGTCGACAGCGACCGGCGTAACGAGCTGCCGCCCGATTGGCACACGGTCATACGGCCGTACGTGCTGCACCGCGACGAGAACCGGTGCAGGTGGCGCGAGGGACGCGTCGTGTGTGGTCACTGGGCGAACCAGGTCGACCACATCGTGCCCGGCAACGACCACCGGTACGAGAACCTGCAAGCGCTGTGCGCCCACCATCACGCGATCAAGAGCTCGCGCGAGGGCAACGCCGCACGGTGGCGCGAGACCGTACGACGACCGCCCGAGCGGCACCCCGGTCTGATCTGACCGGAGAGCTCGACGCGAATCTGACTGTCCCCCCTGGGGGGTGACTCCCTCCCCCCACCCCATCGGAGCCTCGGGAGGTGCTGCGGGGCTGGTTCTGTACGGGTCTGGGGAAAACGGCCGCGTGGTGGTGCGCGGGCGGCTCGCTGGCGGGCGAGCACGGGTGCGGCGGGGTGATTCGATGCCGTGCGGTTGAGGGGCCGCACAGAGCGTCTCACCCCGTCGCCCCACTGATACACACCTGATACACGCAGGTCAGAGCGCTGAAAGCGTACGCCGGGATATCATGAGGTCATGGCGACACCGACCTGCGAGCACTGCCCGAACCGGCTGCGCATCACCGCGCGGCGACACGCGAGGTTCTGCTCGCCGCGGTGTCGCGCCGCGGCGCATCGCGCCCGCCGTACGGTGCCCGCCGAGCTCACGAGCCGGCCGCGCTGGATCCGGCACACCGCGCGGAAGGTCCCGATCGCGGTTGACGGCGGCACGGCGAGCAGCACGGACCCGTCGACGTGGTCGCGGTACACCGACGCCGCGGCGAGCAGCGCCGGCGCCGGGCTCGGGTTCGTCCTCAACGGCGACGGGCTCGTGTGCCTCGACCTCGACCACTGCATCGCGCCCGACGGCGCGGTCGCCGGGTGGGCGCGGTCGATCCTCGACGCCGCCGGCGACACGTGGGTCGAGGTGTCGCGGTCCGGCGACGGGCTGCATGTGTGGGGGCGCGGCGAGCTGCAGAGCGGCAGGCGCATCACGGTCAACGGTGGCTCGGTCGAGTTGTACGCGACGGGCCGGTACATCGCAGTCACGGGACGCACGCACGGCGACACGCCGCGGCGCCTCGGCGAGCTGCAGCACGTAATCGACGCACTGCTGTAGCGCCCCGACACGGGTGTGCTGCGGCGCACCCGACACGGGAGGTACAGCCATGGCACGACTGCAGATTCTCGAACTGCCCGAGGGGACCGACGACACGCGTCCGCCGTTCGTTCTGGTCATCGACGAGAGCGCGCCGCAGCGCGTCATCATCGGCATGGATCACGGCCGAGTGCGTGACCACTGGCAGGACGCCGCAGAACGGATCGGCGCGCGCGGTGCGATCGTCACCGCCGAGACCGTCGAGATCCCGGCGAATCAGGTTGCTGATGTGTTCCGCACAGAGGTGCGTGAATCGGTCGCCGAGATGTACGAGTCTGCTCGCCGGTCGCTGGCGTCCGAGGCCGAGCCGATCGCGCCGGTCGAGGAAGTCCGCGAACGTCACGCTGACCCTCAGTGGAAGATCCGGCAGCTTGAGAGCAAGTTCAAGGAGCAGGCCGAGGCGCAGCACCGTCGCGACCTCGACCTTATGGACGCGGTGACCGATGCTCTCGGGCTCGACCGGCTGCGCGATTGGGACGAGATCCTTGATGTCTTGCGTGTGTACCAGCGCGACGCCGCTGCGGGCCGCATGCCTGCCCGCGGTGTGTACCGCAACGACGGCTCGGAGTACGTGAGCGGGCACCTGTTTGGCGCCCCCGGATTCCGCGACCCCGTGCGCTGCTGCCGCTGTCAGACCGACCGGATCGCGTGGGGCGAGGACCCGGCCGAACGGAGCTGTGACGTGGTGCTGCACATGACGGGGCGGGATTGATGGCGGGCAACGGGCCGGCGCCGAAGTCCAACGACCGCCGGGCGCGCCGGAACAAGGACGTCATCCCGCAGACCGTGCTCAGGTGGGAGCGCGCCGCGCCGCCCGAGCTGCCCGATTTCCGGGTCGAGCGCGACGGGCAGCTCGTCGAGTTCGTGTGGCCCGAGCGCACTCACGAGTGGTGGCAGATGTGGATCGCCAGTCCGCAGGCCGAGCACTTCGGCTCGTCCGACTGGCAGTTCTTGCTCGACACCGCGCTGATTCACGCCCGGCTCTGGCGGGGGGATCTGTCGGCGGCCGGCGAGCTGCGGCTGCGCGTCGCGGCGTTCGGCGCGACGCCGGCCGATAGGGCACGGCTGCGCATGGTCTTCGCCGAGGCGGACGGCGCCGACGGCGGCAGCGGCCGGTCGGGTGGCCCGTCCGCTCGCGAGCGGTACGGGGCGGCGAAGCTGCGGTCACTGCCCGGCGGGAAGACGTCGGCCGCCGAGGAGTA